TAAAAAAATAAACTATGATTGAAGATAAATCACACACGCACGCGTCAAAGAAAAACTCAGTAGGTATAGTAGGTGAAACTCGTATATGGGACGGACCACTAGATCAAGCTGGAAGACCTCACAGTAAAGGATCAAGTAGTGGTTCTAGAGGTATGAAACTAAAATTAGCAGCAGTTCCTATGGAAGCATGTTGCCAACCAATAACTCAAGTAGCAAAAGGATAATTATGGCATATACACAAAAATACAAAGGACTTTCAAAAATACCTAGCGGTAAAGGTTTCACTATAAACATTAGTGAAGATGACCTTAAAAGCAAAAAATCAGCATCACCAGAACCAGCAAAAGAAATAAGCTATGAAGGTCAAGGCGGTAAGGATTATGAAAACTTACCAAAAGACGCTATTAATCCAGAAGGTCAAGGAGGTATAGATTATGAAGCAAAAGATTATAAGTCAAAGAAAAATGGTATGTCTAGAAAAGAGGCGGCATATTTTGGTCTTGGAGAAGATGATGGAAAAGCAAGAAAAACTAAAAAAGCTGACAAAACAGCTAAGCAGATTATTAAAATGCAAAATAAAAGAAGCAGTGTAAAAAATGTGTATCTTGGTGATCCTGATGATTTAGAAGGGGAAATGGTAAGAACTGCAGATAAACCTGCAAGTAAAAGAGAAAAAAGAAAAGTAAAAAAATTAAAGAAAACAAAAGATCAATTAGATAAATAAATCATGATAATAAATACAAGCTCATATACTAGCGCAATACCGGTAGCTCCTAGTGACACTATAAATATTCCGGGACCTAGCGTAAGAGTTAGTGCAGCTACTACAGCTACAACACCAGAATTAACACCTAATCAATTAATTGATGCTAATGCTAATTTTATAACTACTTACAACGCTGATGGATCAATTCTTAATGAAGGTGTTTCAAGAGGTATGGTAGTTTATAACATGTTTGCTACAATTGCTTCTAGCACTAATTCACCTTTAGTAGCTACTATAGTTGAAGTTGTAAACAATACTACATTATTACTTTCTGCAAATATATTTCCATTTGCTGGAGGTACAGCTGTATCAGCGTATAAAATATACGATGCAAACGACATAGCTTCTCCAGGAGCACAAATATATGTTGGTGTTGCAGGTAATTTATACGTAGAAACTATTGATGGAGATTTAGTATTTATTGAAGATGTACCAGTTGGTGAAGTATTACCAGTTGTTGTACAAAAAGTATTAGTTGGCGCTGCTGCTGGTAGTGGCCAACCAAACACACTTACTACAGCAGGAAAATTAACAGCATTTATATAACACATTAAAAAAACAATTATGCACCCAATACACAAACACGGTAGCGGTATGAGATCTGCTGAAAGATACGACGCTAAAGAAGCTTATAACAAAAAATTATCTAGCAAAGCTAGAATGCATTATTTAGAAAATGATATTGCAGATCACAAAGGTATGTCAAGATATGGTTCAGATTATGGAGACTCTGCTGCAGAGTTTAACAAAGGTTTGAAAGATGCTTCTGCTAAAGGAAAATTAGATTCTAGTCCTAAATTTAAAGCAATGGTTGATGCTGCTCCTTCAAGAAAATCATCACCAGCTAATTACGAGACTGCTAAACAAGAGAGAAAAGATCTTATGAAATATAACGCTGTAGATGATAAAGCAGGTATGTCAAGAAAATACAAATGTAAATAATAATAAATGGCATTTAAACTTAAACCACCATTTGAACTAAGCAGTTCTCCTATTTACATAAGAGATCTAGAACACGGTGTTTTAGGTAAAGGCAACAAAAACGGTACTATATTGGTAGCGCCTAACTTAACTGATGATGCAGAAAAGAGTGTTGTAGAACACGAAGAAATACATATAGACCAAATTAAGCGTGGTGATTTAGATTATGATGATGACAATGTATATTGGAAAGGTAAAACTTACCCTCGCTCTAAAATGAAAGAGGGTAGTCCTAACCTGCCGTGGGAAAAAGAAGCTTATAGTAAAACAGATCCTTACGAAGCGTTATGAGTAAAAAGAAATTTAAAGATACAACCGTTGGACAACTATTGTTTGGCGCAGCATCTGTAATCAACCCTACATTAGGAAGCGTGTTACAAGGTGTTACTTCGCCAAAAGAAGCTATTGAAGCTATTTCAAAAGCCGATGTTCCAGCAGATGATAAGATAAAATTGCAACAAATAATCTACGAACAACAAAACAAAGAAATAGAAGCTATAACATCAAGGTGGCAAGCAGATTCTATATCTGATTCTTGGATGTCAAAAAACGTACGTCCATTAGTTTTAGTATGGTGTATTGTTGTATTTTCTTTTGCAGGTATACTAGACAGCATAGAAACACTACCTTTTCATATAAATGAATTATGGAATGATACTTTTGAAAAAGTAATGATGTCTGTTGTTTTAGCATACTTCGGTGGACGAAGTAGTGAAAAAGTTACAAGCATATTCAAGAAGTAAAAGTAAGCATTAATAAGTAATAATAGTTATAAGTAAAACAATTAACAACAATTAAAATTAAATCAAATGAGTAAAGATTCAAAAATTACAGACAAAGAGTTAGAAACAATTAAAGAACAACAACAAAAAATTCAAACAGTTGTTTATGACTTAGGAGCATTAGAAGCTAAGAAATTTGAAATTTCTGCAGCTTTAAAAGAGTTTAATGATGCTTTAAACGAAACTAAAAAAGAATTAGAAGAAAAGTACGGGCAAGTTAATATTAACTTACAAGACGGATCTTACGAGGAAATTGTACCTGAAGTAGAAGCTGAAGAAGTAAAGTAAATGAACTCTATTATAAGGAAGATAAGTATAGGCGCGGACTATAAAAACGAAGCTATGCATTATTCTGTTGGACAATCAGTTTACGGTGGTCACACGATTAATAACATAACTTTAGACGAATCTGATAATTCTTATAATATATACATTAAAAAAAACGACGAGGTAATGCCGTGGAAGAAATTTAATTCTAACATGGCTATCTCTGTTGAATACGATTTAGAGTATTAATGAACAGTGTATATGACTTTATTATATCTCCTAAAAACAAAAGATATAATAATGAGAAAAAAGTTGGTGACAAAACTTTAGTATTAAATACTAACATTGAAGATCACAAACTGGTTAGCAAAGAAGCAATTGTAGTTTCTGTGCCATTAGCGTTTAAAACTATTTTAAAAGTTGGAGATGAAATAATGGTGCACCATAATATATTTAGAAGATGGTATGATGTTCGTGGCGAACAAAGAAACAGTGGTCAATATTTCAAAGAAGATTTATATTTTTGTAAACCAGATCAAATTTATCTATATAAAAAAGATAATAAATGGTTAGCAATTGGTCAAAGGTGTTTTATAAAACCTATAAAAGACATTGACAATTTAACGCTTGATATTGAACAAAAGCATATTGGTATATTAAAAATAGGTAATAGTTCATTAGAAGCGCTAGGAATTAACGAGGGAGATCTTGTAGGTTTTAGAGCTAACAGAGAATGGGAATTTATTGTAGGCGATCAGCGTCTTTATTGTATGAAATCAAATGATATTATTATAGAGTATGAATACCAAGGAAACGAAAAAGAATATAATCCAAGCTGGGCACGTAGCGGTTGAGGAACTTATTAAAGTTGCTAAAGAAGCTATTGTAGATTCAGACGATGATATATCAGCTGACAGACTTAAAAATGCTGCTGCTACAAAAAAATTAGCTATATTTGATGCTTTTGAAATACTTAATCGTATTAATGAAGAACAAGACATGTTAGAAAAAAAACCTAAAGAAGTTAAAAAAGAAACTACATTTCGTGGTTTTGCTGAAGGAAGATCTAAGTAATGTATAAGCAGAATTTATATAAAGTATTACCTGATTATATTAAACCTAAAATTCTTAAACGAATGAATAGGTATAATAAATGGGAGTATGGATATAATGATGATCATGATATGATTATTATATCTAAGACTGGACAAATTGGAGAAGTTTATGAGATACAAAATCTTAAAATAGCTTTACCTAAACAAAACAATGTTCATAAGTTTGAAAAGAACAAATGGACTAGGTTTGATTATCCTAAAGTATTAAGTAAAATAAAAACAGTATTTGATTGGAGAGAATACCCTGAAGATTTTAAAGAACAGTGGTATGACTATATTGATCTTGAGTTTAAAAGACGTGAAGAAGGTTTTTGGTATATAAACAAAGATAAACCTATATTTATAACTGGTACTCATTACATGTATTTACAATGGTCAAAAATTGATGTTGGCCAACCAGATTTTAGAGAATCAAATAGATTATTTTTTATATTTTGGGAAGCTTGCAGAGCAGATGACAGAAGCTACGGTATGTGTTATCTAAAAAACAGACGATCTGGATTTTCATTTATGGAATCTGGCGAAACTGTTAACA